TCTTGGAAAGAATCCATAACTATCCACTTTGGAAAAAAACATCTTACAATACATCTGGCGGAAAACACAAAAATGGCGGAACACCTTTTAGAGGTAACTACGCAGGAATAGGTATGACTTACGATGAAGATAATGATATTTTCATTAGTAAGAAACCTTATGCTAGTTGGGTATTAGATGTACCTTCAGCTTCTTGGAAATCACCAATCGGTGATGCTCCAGAATTACCTGAAGCAGAACAAACTACACATTATTATGTGTGGAATGAATCTGCTCAAACTTGGGATAAAACAGCCAGATCATAATATTTATGCAGAAGGTGGTACTGTCTGAAATAAGTTTAATTTATGGATCTGTTGATCTACCAAAAGGTTTTGAAATCAATAGAAATAAAATCAGAAGCGATATTCTAACATCTTTTGTTTCTCAGAAAAGAATTACCAATAACGAAAAATCTTATTCATATAAGGATTATGAAGTTCCTTATTCTCAACCTTTAACTTGGTTAAAAGATTATTTAAGAGATAATGTAAAAGTAGAATATGGTTTTACTTTAGTTCAAAAATCTGAACATGGTAACGTCATGTATCCTAATGAAAAATCATTTACTAGACATCAAGTAGATCCTCTTGATTTAAGAAACTCACCTGATTACACATTAATTTATGGCATAGATGTTGCTGAAAATTCTTGTGAACTTATTATTGAATATGATGATAACAGAAGAAAGAATAGAACTTGGCATGTACCTATTAAAGATAATTATTTCTATATGTTTCCTGCAACTAATAAATATTGCATTACAGAAAATAAATCAGACAAATTAAATACAATCTTAACTATTAACTATGAATATATCTAATTATTATTGGTACTTCCAATCTGCTATTCCACCAAGAATTTGCGATATGATTGTGCAATATGGTAAGGCAGAAAAAGAAAGAGAAGTTATGGCTATCACAGGTGGTTTTGGTAGAGATAGAGATTTAAACAAAACTCCTTTGACCGACAAAGAAATAGAAGATTTAAAAAAGAAAAGAGACTCTAATATTGTTTGGATGAATGATAGATGGATCTATAAAGAAATCCAACCTTATGTAAATCAAGCAAATAGAAATGCAGGTTGGAATTTTGAATGGGATTGGTCAGAGTCTTGTCAGTTTACAAAATATAAAAAGGGTCAATATTATGATTGGCATTGTGATAGTTGGGATAAACCTTATGTAGAAGAAGGACCAACTAAAGGAAAAATTAGAAAGCTATCTGTAACAGTTAGTTTATCTGATCCAAAAGAATACGAAGGTGGAGAGTTAGAGTTTGATTTCAGAAATGAAGATCCTGATAAAAAACCTAACATGAGAAAATGTACTGAAATATTACCTAAAGGTTCATTGGTAGTATTCCCCAGCTTTGTATGGCATAGAGTTAAACCAGTAACAAAAGGAGTAAGGTATAGTCTAGTAATATGGAATCTAGGCTACCCATTTAGATAATATGGAACAAGGAAGCAATAATACAAAACCAAATCATGTAGATTTTAAATCAGCATTTTATTTTCAAACACCTGTATGGGTGGGTGAAGCACCAATGTTTTTAAAAGATGCAATTAAGTTAACAGACAAATACGTTAAGAAGGCAGATCAATTATTAAAAGATAAATTAAAAGATGCACCAAAATGGAAAAAAGATTTAGGTGACTTTGGTTTATCAAGACACAGTGAATCTTTCCAAACAGATCCTAAAGCAAAACAATTAGTTGAATTCATTGGTCAACGATCATTTGAATTTTTAGATTGGTGTGGATTTGATTTAAGAAATCACAGTTTACATTTTACAGAGTTCTGGGTTCAGGAGTTTGGTAAAAAAGGTGGTGGACATCATGATACTCATGTTCATTGGAATCAACATGTATCAGGATTTTACTTTTTAAAATGTAGTGAAAAAACTTCTTACCCTGTATTCCATGATCCAAGACCAGGAGCTATGATGACTAAGCTGCCACAAAAAGATGGTGCTAAGATTACTATAGCTAATGAAGCAATTCATTATAAAATTAATCCAGGAACAATGATAATCTTTCCAGGCTATGTACCACATCAATATGTTGTTGATGCAGGACTAGATCCTTTTAGATTCATTCATTGGAACATTAAAGCTGTTGAGACAGCTATATCTAAAGAAAGGAGCATTAAAGATGAGCTTCCAAAAGAATAAATATACAATTCTTAAAGGTGCAGTATCACCTGAAGTTGCTAAGTTTGTTACAGAATATTTTTTACTGAAAAGAAAGGTTGCTAGAACTTTATTTGATGAAAGATATATTTCTCAATTCACAACTGAGTTTGGTGTATGGAATGATGAGCAAGTTCCTAATACCTATTCTCATTATGCAGATATAGCTATGGAAACCTTATTACAATGGGTTCAACTAGCTATGGAGAAACACACTAAATTAAAACTAATCCCTACTTATTCTTATGCAAGAATATATAAAAAAGGAGATGTTTTACATCGACACAAAGATAGATTTAGTTGTGAAATCTCTACCACCTTAAATCTTGGTGGCGATCATTGGTCAATCTATTTAAGTCCAAAGGAAAATGTTGGTATTCCAAATGATAAAAAAGGAATAACAGCAGCTAGTAATGCTAAAGGTGTTAAAGTAGATTTAAAACCTGGTGATATGCTTATTTACAAAGGCATGGAATTAGAGCATTGGAGAGAACCTTTTGATGGCAAAGATTGCGTACAAGTTTTTCTACACTATAATAAAACTTCTAAGGAAGCTGAACAAAATCGTTTTGACAGACGACCACATTTAGGACTACCTTCTTGGTTTAAAAAATGATAGAATACCGATTGGGGTAGGCAATACCACCAACCACCTTGCCTATCCCTACTTAATAAGGAGATAACAATGTTAGATAATTGGATGAAATCTTTAGAGGAGATCCACTCTTACAAATACTGGAAGAAACAAATCATTAAGTATAATGAGAAAGTCATTCAGTTTTGGAAAGATGCTTACGATGATCTCATCTCTTCTAATAAAAAAGATAAAGAATAATTCTATCTATACAGCCTAATTTCTGCTAATAACTAATAATGAAATTCTTATTAGTTATACAGATTTGCTCTGCCTTGGCACAACAATGCACTACCCCTATACCTATTTATCCCCATCACGACAATTACTATGATTGTGCTACTGCTGGTTTTATTCGTGGCTTATCTGTGATAAGAGAATTAGGTCAACAAGAAGTTAATGAAAAACACATGTTAATTAATTTTTCCTGTAAAAAATTAGAAGATGTTTAGTTATGAAACCAAGAAAGAAATTAAAAAGAAAAGCTAATAAGATTAAAGAAGTTTCAGATTACACAGAGCATAGCAATGGAGTTCGTATCTCCTATCACGAAAAAGTTTGTGCTGAAAGAATGAAAACTTTATTTAAAGCCATTGATGAAATGCGACAAGACATTAAGGAACTTAGAGCTGATATGAATAAAGGTAAGGGAGTAGTTTCCTTCTTAGTTTTCATGGGTGGTATGGTAACTGCCATCATCGGTTACTTTAAATGGAATGGTTAGAACCAGAAAAACTGCAAGTGTTGGAATATACAATGAGCTAATGGCTCAAGCACACTTTGCGAAAGATCCAAACAAAATAGTATTCGTACCAGTCATGGGTAAAGGTCCTATAGATATGGTCGTGTTGGATTTAAAGACTGGAGAGTACCAAGCCTATGATGTCAAATCAGTCAATAAAAGGAAAAAAGACTACATCCCCAATGATAAATACAAAAGAAATGCAATAGGATCAATCATAAGGAGAGGATTGACAGACGAGCAAAAAAAACTAAAAGTTAAGATCTATTACAATGAAACTAACAGCTAACTTTACCTTAGATGAATTGGTCAAGAGCCAAGTAGCCATTAGAAAAGGTATTAATAATAACCCATCACCCACTCAAATAGAAAACTTAAAGGCATTAGCAGTTAATATTTTGCAACCAATCCGCAGTCATTTTGACAGACCTCTAATCATAAGTTCTGCTTTTCGTTGTGCAGAATTAAACATTGAGATAGGTTCAAAAATTACCAGCGAACATTGTGCAGATAATAAATCCGCAGCTGCTGACTTTGAAATACCTAATGTTGACAATAAAGAATTAGCACAATGGATTAGAGATAACCTTGAATGGAATCAATTAATCCTTGAATTCTACAAGGATGGAGAACCATCATCTGGTTGGGTTCATTGCTCATACTCTACTGACTTAAATCGTAAGGAGTCATTGATTGCTTACAAGGATAATGATAATAAAACAAAATACAAACCTTGGTAAATATTATGTGGTTTAATTTAATAGGAATGGCACTTAAGACAGGTGCAGAAGTATATAAAAATAAAAAAGAAGCTCAACAATTAGAGTCTGTAGCTGAAAAAAACTATATGGCTAAAATGGCTTCTGGTGAAATTGAATACCAGAAAGCCATAATGGACAACAACAATCAAGGATGGAAAGATGAGCTAGTTCTCATCATTGTAGTGCTCCCTATTGTTATATTATCTTGGTCTATATTTAGTGGTGATCCTCAAGCAAAAGAAAAATTAGATTTATTCTTTGAATATTTTAATAATTTTCCTGATTTTTATAAATTTTTAGTTTTAGGAATTTTTGGCAGCATATACGGACTTAAGCCAGGATTAGATTTGTTTAAGAAAAAATAATATGAGCCAACAAGTTACAACAATGTTCGTTAGTCAGTATAGAAAGAAGAAACCTAGCTTACTGTCTCAACAAACAGGTAAGTTAAAGCGAAAGAAAAAATCTAAGAAGAAGTAATGGCTAAGAAATTTAATATGGATAAAGCTATCCATACACCCATTAGCAAGAACACTTCTGTTGCTTCCAACCCAATAAAAATTAAATGGTCGTCTATGAATAAACATAAACGAAGAAGTTTTAAAATCAATAGAGGTCAAGGTAGATGAAAC